TGTCAGCACTTAGTTCGTCGCCGCTGAGGATTTGCCGGGCGCGGGTTGCGGCTACTTCCGTTCCACCGGCTTGACCCTCTTCCTTCCACGCTCGGTAGCGTTCGGCCTCGGTACGCATGCCCTCGGTGGGCATGAGATTGATTTCGGTGCCGTTGACGTTGGCCATAAGTTTTGGCGCTAAGCGCTAAGGGGTAAGGGAGTGGGCGTTAGGTATAAGGGGAAGCCTAAGTGGCGCGGCTTGGCCACTTAGCGCTTAGCTGCTTGGCGACTTAGGTCGGTGCGGAGGCGGATTGGTTCGTCTTCGTCGTCGAGTAAGAGCTCTTCTGTTTCGGCGTCGCGTTGAGGAGAAGGGGCGGAAGGTTCGGTTGAGGGGTCAGCCGGGGGCTCAGGTGGAGCCTCCACTGGACCACTTAGGCCGAGCTGCTCCTTGATTTCGTTCTCCTTGGCGATGGTGGTCATGGTCGCCATGAAGTCGTTGCCGGTGTACTCCATGATCTGCTCGGCATGGGTTTGGAGCTGCAGAGCGCGGCTCATTTCCATGGCCTTCATCTCCTTGGCAGGGTCCACCCAGCTCCAGGCACGAGCTTGCCAATGGGGGGCGTTGTAGCGCTCGGGGCGCTGCCAGACGTCGGAGAACATCGGCATGGGCAGCTCGGTTAGGGCTGCGGCCATGAGCCACTCCTCGAAGATGCGTTGGTGAACCTGCTGGACGAGCATCGACTGGATGACGCGCCAGTGGTCGCGGTCCTCGAGGATGCTGAGGCGGGAGGAGCTGTAATTGGTTTCGCTGAAGTCGCGGCTGAGGGTTTCGTAGCTGCAGCCGTAGCCGGCGGCGAAACGACGGGCGAGGTTGCGGACCACCGCTTCGTACTGGCCGTCGTCGGGACCGAAGTCCGGCGGCATGGCGGTTTCGCCAGGTAGGAGGAAGTTGTAGGAGCCGGGCTCGGTGTTCCACAGCCGCTTATCGCCCTCTAGGGCGGGGGTGCCGTCTTCGTTGCGGCTGCCGAAGTCGTCGGGTTCAGCGGTTTGAATCCAGCCGAGGCTGTTGGCCTGGACGCGCTTACGGGTCCAGTGGGCCTCTTCGTACTTGCCGAGGTTCCACGACGTGGTGATTACGGAGGTGAACCAGGGCGTGCCTCGTGACTGGCCTATGCGCTCTGGCATGAAGACGTGGATGAAGTCCGCCGCGTCGATGAAGAGGTGCTTGTCGGCGCTGCGCTCGTAGGCGCTGAGGTCGGCGTCGCCGGGGTGGCGTAGGAGGAGGGCGTAGCGGGTGGGGCGGCCCCATTCGTTGAGCTCGACACCCATGCGCCAGTAGTGGCCGGCGCGGTCGCTGTAGCCGGTGTAGTCGTCGTCGATTTGGTCGGCTTCGATCAGCTCGAGCGCGAGGGGGACGCGGCTGCGGCCCATGGCCTGGCGGACTAGGCGGATGCCGACTTCGCCGGATTCGGGGAGGGCGCCGATGATGGCCATCTCGATGCCGTTGAAGCTGAGGCGCCCGGTGACGTCGCAGGAGTCGGGGCGGCACCAACGCTTCCACGCCTCGCTGAGAGCGGCGTTGCGGCGTTCGTCTTTTTCGGTGCCGTTGGGCCGCAGGATCTGCGGCTGCATTTGGATGCCGCGTGCGCCGATGACGTTGATCTGGGTGGTGCGCTTCGCCTGGCGGGCGTAGGGGTTGTCGCGGACCAGGGCGCGGCTGCGGTTGCGCAGCACCTTGAGGCTGCCGCGGATCTCGGCGTCAGCGCTGGTGTTGGGCGCTAGGAAGTCGGTGGTGAACCGGTTCCACCTGGCAGCGTCGTAGGCGCGGCGGCCTACGCGAGTGCGTTGGATGTTGTTGCGGAGCCAGGTACGGAGTCCCATCGTCGGAAGGCTTAGTGGAAGCGGATGTAGAGGGAACGGCCGTCGCCTTTTCCGTTGGCGATGTTTTCGGCGAGTTTCTCGCGGGCTACGTCGGCCTTGAGTAGGTCACGCCACTGGATGAGCTGGGCCAGGTCGGCGCGTTTGACCATGCGGCCGCCCGTTGGGGTGCCGATGCGGTACTCCTGGGCGCCGGAGACGAGGGCGCGGATTGCGGCCTCGACGCCCTCGAGGTCGATCTGGGCTTGGCTGCGTAAGTCGACCGCTGTGGCGCTGCCGGTGAAGGCGAGCGAGGGCAGCACGGTGAAGGCACCTGTGCGCTCAGTAAGGGGAGCGGAGGCAGTTGTGCTCAGTGCTTGGTAGTACCACTGGCCTGCCGTGAAGCCGGTGGTCGTGCCAGCACTTAGGGTGAAGGTCCAGATGCCTGCGCTAAGTGTGCCGCTTACCGTGGCACCACTTGCAGCGTTAGTGCGGAAGTAGTAGACGTAAGTATTAGCGGTCGCGGCTAGTTCGTCCGTCCATTCAATGGCGTCTCCAGCGCGTATTTCGGATGGAAATGCCATTGGCATTCAGCATTTTGTGTAAGTCTAGGCTATGCGGGTTAAATAAGCCCTAGCACGACCGTGCCACCGCCTAGCTACTTAGGACGTTGAAGGCTTTGCGGGTGCGGGGAGGCGGGGTGGGCAGATCTTCGGTCGAAGGGCGGACTTTGCGCTCTAGCTGGTCCCAGATGGTGCGGCGGTCGTACAGCTGGTAGAGGCGGTGGAGGGCTGAGTAGGCGTAGACGAGTTCGTCGAGCGCTTCGTTGCGGGCGTTGTTCTTCTTTACCCACATGCGTTGGGGGTATCCCTGTTTGTAGCGGAGGATCTGTTTCTCGGCGGTGAGTTCTTCGAAGTAGTCGGTGCCGACTGTCGAATAGAAATGCAAATAGCCGGGGCCCATGTCGTTGTGCTTGAGGCGGCCGAAGAGGAGGGATTTGACGGTGTCGGTGCCGACGGGGAAGACTTGGGCGCCTTTGCGGACCACCTGGCCTTTGCGGTTGAGGTCGACCTTGGAGGCTTTGCCGAGCGGCGGCTTCCCCTTAGTGGACATGCCCTTGATGGCGATGACGCCGAGGGCGGCGCGTTCGCGGGCGTAGGAGTAGACGTCGGCGGTGTGGTGGCCGCCAGAGTCGATGGCGCAGATGCTCACCTTGAAGTCGACGCCGTCCTCACTAAGGAAGGGCGCACTTAATATTTCGTCGAGTTGCTTCCAGACGTCGGGGCGGGAGGGGTCGCCGTAGAGCTTGGCGCGGTCGATTAACCATGCCTCCTCTTCTCTGCCCCAGCCCCACACACTCAGACTTAGGCGGTCGTCCTGGACGTCGCAGCCGATGGTGATGGCGAGGACTTGAGCGGGGACGATGCGGTGCTCGTAGGTCTCCTTAGCGGCGCGTTCCAGTAGGGCAGAGGCGCCGATCTTGGAGGCGTACTCGTCTTCCCAGACCTCGCCTAGGACGGTGTTGACGAAGGTTTTGAGCTGCTCAGCGTCGGTTTTGGCGTCGAGGAATTCTTCGACCAGGTTTGACCAGGAGGCGTTAGGTGAGTAGGAGTAGGCGGCCCAGATGTGGAAGCTGGCGTGCTTGCCGTTGCCGGGTGAGGTGGGGCGCCATTGGCCGCGCTCGACCATCCAGCGCTTCTTGGCGTGGGGGATGAGCTCGGCGCAGCTCTCGCATTGGTAGGCGGCGGTAGAGGGGTCGTTGTCGCTCCAGCGCATGTTTGGCCATTTGAGGTACTGCATGTGCTCGCACTTAGGGCAGGGCACGAAGTAGCGGCGCTGGTCGCCCTGCATGAACATGCGTTCGATGCGGCTGAAGTCCTTGATGGTGGGGGTGGAGCCGGCGACGATCGTGCGGTTCCAGTAGTACTCGGTGCGGCGGATGCCGAGCTTGATCTGGTCGCCCTCGGCACCGGCTGATTGGGGGTAGCCGTCGGTTTCGTCGAAGAGGACGACGCGGCGGCTAACGCGCCTGAAGCCGCGGGGAGAGTTGGCGCCGACGAGGCTGAGCGTGCCACCGGGGAATTGCTTCTGCAGGATCGTGTTGGCGCCGTCCTTTGACTTGGCCTCGCTTACTAGGCCCTTTAAGCAGGGTGTATCGCGAAGCATTGGTGCGATTTCTTCTTTCGAATAGCCCTGTGCGTCCTCAATTGTGGGCTGCACTAGCATTATGGGACAGGGATCCTGATGGATATGGTATGCAATAACGTGGTTGAGTATTTTGCTGTAGCCCACACGGGCCGACTTCATTAGCGTTATCTGTTCCAACTTAGGATCGCTAATCGCGTCCATGATTCCCTTTTGATAAGGGAGGGTGTGCCAGCGGCCACCTTCGGCGCTGCTTTCCACGCTGAGGTAGGCGAAGCGGTCCGCCCACTCACTAAGGGTCAGCTTTTCTGGGGGTTTGAAGGCTTGGAGTGCCGTTTCTGCGATGCGGTCGAGTGAGGCCATAGGTTGCGGTAAGGGGTGGTAAGCGGGCGCTAATTGGTGGCGCTAAGTGGTGGCGCAGCTTATGCGCTAAGTGGTGGCTAAGTCTTCGAGGGTTTCGCGGACGATGTCGTCTAGGAGGCCTATTGCATCTGTGTCGAGGTCGGGAATACGTTGCTTGGCCTTAGTAGGGATACCAAGTATTTTTGTACGTGCTAATGTGACTATTTCGAGCCATTTTGCCTCTATTTCTTCCGCTTTTACTAGTAGCGACTCCTTTTGTTTGCGTTCCAGCTCGAGTAATTCCGCCTTCAAGTGTTCTGTGCGAGCTCGTGATTCGTCGTAGTCGGGAATGGTCTCGGTGGTGCGTGCCAGTGATTGATCTGCCTCCGACTTACGACGTTGCTCGGCGGGGCGTAAAGGCGTACGTGCAGAGACGCCTGCGGGCGGTTTAGGGCCTCGGCCGATGCGTTTTTGCGTGTTGCGGGCCCATTCGTCACGCATGGTGTCGGATTGGACGAGTTCTCGGCCGTCTTGGGTACGTACCACCGATAGACGGGCTGCTTTGATCGCTCCGTACACCGCTTCACGGGTTACGCCTAAGGCCCGAGCAGCTTCCGCTTTTGTGATTAGTGCCATGGCAGTAAGTCTATCGTTTTATGTAGCCCCATAGGCAATTCTTTGTGGTAGAGTGTCCGGCTTTTTATTTGCTGGACGGGTAGGGGAAGCTATTGCTATTCAATGTGAAGTAACTTTCGCAGCCTGTGCCTAGCTGTATGTTGCGCTTCGAATTACCT